TGTGACTGCTGTATCCGCCGTGGCCGTGAACACTGCTGTGCCCAGTTGCTCTGCTGATCCGTCAATTCTTGTCTGTGTTATCGCCATGTTATCCTAACGCAATCGCCAAAGCGGTTGCTTTCTTTTTACTTATCAGTTCTCCTTCTGCTCCTGAACTGATGTTTGAGTTGATGAAATACAGTCCTGTGCCGCCGCCGGCCGCTGTCTTGTTGTATAATTTTGTCACAGATGTTGCTGTTGGTGTTGAGGCCGCACCCGAGAATGTCAATGTATCATTGATTACAACGTCTCCCGTACCGTTGGTGATCAAAGTTAGGTCTCCGTTTGATGCATCACTGGTGATAGATGTTATGTTTGTGAGATCATTGTCCAAATTCAAAGTGATTGTGTCAGGTTCTGTCCCAGCAGTGTTGATGTTGCTGTCGCCCGTGAACTGTAGTGTGTTTCCTGTCTCGACAGTGATCTGTGTTGAGTCTTCTCCTGCAACTTTCAAACTGAAACCACCACCCACTTGTGTGTCCACATAATTTTTCGATGCCGCGTGATCTGATTGTGACGGTTCGGCTATCCTGATGTTGCCGGGTGTGATGTTTGTTATGGCCGAAACTGACGCATCATGCGTGGTCGAGCCCATTACGAACTCTGACTGGTCCGCGTCGTAATATAAAATCTGGTTGTTTGAACTTCCTTGATTGAACAGTATCCCTGAATCTTCCGTGCCTGCCGTCGAGTTGTTCCTGTTTACTTCGATGAACTGATCCTCGATTGTCAGGGTCTGTGAGTCAACTGTGGTCTGTGTTCCTTCCACAATCAAATCACCCGGGATTCTCACATATCGTGAGTCCAATCTTATTGTGTTTTCGCCTGATCCTGAATCGTATCCAGCACCCGCTTTAACTGTGTAATCATGTGATGTTCGTAGAGTCTTTGCCATTTGCTAGTATTTATGTTGTAAATGGGGGAGCGTGTGACTCCCCCATAAAAGCACGTTAACTGTATTAGATTGTGTCGATTTGACCCACGTCGTCTGAACCTGCACCTTCATCAGCACCCTCTGAGCTCAATGAGTATTTCGTTGAACCTGAAACGCTACCTGCTGTAACGTAGTGTACTGTGTTGTTGAAGATCTTACTCGCGTAAGCAACCGTTGAGTCATCCAAGATGATCTGCACACAGAATTCACCGTTAGTTAGTGATCCCGGCGCTTTCGCTGTCAAGGTCAACACCTGTGTCAATCTTGTCGAACCGTCCGCTGATAAGAAGTTCACTTTGAACTGCTTACTTGATCTCTGTGAAACGATGTAGTTGCCTGATGCAGTTGATACCGCTTCAGCACCTGTTCCGTCTGGTTGAGTTGTTCCTGTGGCGAACGCACCAGTGACTTCGAAGTCTCCTGCTGAGTTACCAAATCTACTTTTCTTTACTGGTCTTCCCATTTGTTTTCTCCTTTAAAGGAGTCCAATGCCAGTTCTCCTGGCTACGCGGTTTTATCCGCATAAGTCTCCTGCCAGATGCAAGAGCACGTTTGAACTATGTGTATTTACCAGATTATGAGATGTGTAAACTACAAAGAAAAAGGGCGATGTGATCCAATCCAAAACTATAATCACACCACCCTTAAGGTTTTACGTATTTCTAGATTTTTATATTATTTTCTGTTGTAGATATGATATAAAATCCAAACTGCAACTAGTCCGATCAAACCTTGATCTGAGAATCCTTGCAGTACGCCCTGGACGTTTCCGATTACAGAAACGTTTGGCCAGAACGGAATACCTTGACCGCTGAAAAGGATTTCCAAAACGATTCCCAATGCTATGAGTGAAACACCCACATCGGCCAATCCTTTTGCCCATCCTTTAACTTGGTTCATGATATCCATAGTTGGACCTCCCTTGTTAAGAGTTCTGTGTAGAACTCGCAATTATTTAGAAGTCTGACACAAAGATAAAACTAGCACATTTGGTCTGCGACTGGCACGAGCATGGAAAAAGATTGATAAGTGCGTGGTTAATGATCTGTCAGTCACAAAAAAAGGGCGACATTTCTGCCGCCCTTTTTGAAATAAAAATAAACCTTGGCTTATTTGAATTTTAAGTTTGTTCCGCTGTTCATTCCTACTAATCCTACGTAGTCTGCCGCGTTACCTAGTGAAGATGCAGTGTTCGTTAATTCAACGTAACCGTATCTTGTTAGGAAACCAACAACTGGTTCGAATGTAGCCGGATCTAGTACAACACCAGAAGACATTAAAGGAATGTAAGGACAATAGAACGCTGGTGCGTCTGCCTCACTTGCTCCTTTGTAACCAACTAGTACGTCTGTACCGTCTGAAGCGTAAGCGTCAACGTATACTCTCATTGCACCGTTTAGTGTACCAACAAATTTAGTGTTAGTAGGTGCTTCGAAAGTACCTTCAGTTGTTCTTGCGAACGCTGAAGTTGATGCTGATTGAAGAACTGTTAAAGCAGTTGGAGAAACTACAGCGTAGTTTCCAGCGCCTCTTCTTGTTCTTGTAGCGATTTGGTTAGCAACTCTGTTGATAAGAACAGCCAATGCCGCGTGTTCATCACCTACGAATGTTGCAGTACCTGACACAGCCGCTTGGTCAAAAGTCTCAGAAGCCGAACCGGCTAATGTTCTTAATGAACCAATTACTTCTTGGTCGATCTCAGCAGTAATCTCTTGAGCTAACGCCGCCATGATTTCCGCTTCTACATCGATACCTTGCTGTGCTTGAGCATCTTGAGCCGCTTCAAAAGTCCATCTAGCACTTAATTTTCTAGATTTCGCTTCAACCGGTTGTTTCAAGATCTGGATTGATAATCTCTTACCAGGTGTTCCCTCTAAAGAAGCAGTTGATGCCGCTTTTGGAGTAGAGTTGTTCTGGTTACCAGAGTATGCTTTCGCAATTTTGAATGGAGATAATGCTTCTTCACCTGCAGTCGTGTTTGACGCAACTGTGTCTGCATATCTTATTCTTAGTGTGTGGATCTGACCAACTGGACCAGTCATTGGTTGTACACCAACGATCTCGTTCGCAATAACAGTAGGCATTACCCTTCTGATTACTGGTAGGATCACTCTGTTTAACGTAGCAACGTTACCTGCAGATGTGGCACCAGCAGTAGATTGCTCTGCTAAGTATCTTTTAGTGTTTTCTAACACTACATCCATAGTTTTTTTCTTGTTGCCTGCTAAACCTTCTGTAAGAGCGGCTTTAGTTTCGCCCCATTTTGATTCAAATATATCTGACATTTGTAATCTTCCTTTAGTTTAGTTAATTATATACCCGCTAACTTACGGATATTTGTTAAGTCAGCATCTTCCCTTTGTGCTCTGTCGCCGCCTGACTCGGAAAGTACTTTCGCACCCTCTCTTGTCACAGCCTTGTCAGCCATCACGTGTGGTAGATACTTGTTGAACGAAGCCTCAAGTTTGTCTGTTTGAACTGATTCCAACAGTTGACTCATTACTTCACTCTTGTCTTTGCCCAATGGTTTGAGCATCTCAGCCATCTTTTCCTTACGTTCCATCAAGTCGGCCTGTCTTTTGGACTCAGCCTCTTTTGACTCAATCACCGCTTGTTTCTCTTCGATAGCCTTCTCCGCGTCTTTCAACTTCATAGTTGTTTCATCAACTACTTTCATTAACTTCGCAGTCTCAGATTTCTCATTTAAGTAAGAATTCTGGTACTCAGAAGCAAACGCTTCGAATATTTTCTTGCCGAAGTTGACAGTTCTCGCCGCTGTGATATCTTCCTTAAGAGATTTTAACTCTTCAGCAAGTTTTTTGTTTACAGCAGACTCTACAACTTTAGCAGATCTTGTTATGAAAGCCTCTTTCATCTTGGCCATTTGTTTTTTGGCTTCGGCTACTAGTTTGACTTTCGTTTCCACAACGCCTTTTTTGTCTTCATGGAACTCTTTGATTTCTTTTGCAAGAGCACCAACTACGAATTCTTCCATCTTCTTGAAGTTTTCGTGGACACCTTTTCTGTCGCTGTGTAGTTCTTTTAACTCTTCTGTTAATTTTCCTAGAATGAATGATTCTAGTTTAGCAGAATGTTTGCCTACGTTTTCTTTGTAAGCGATTTTTTCTTGTGCAAGTGCTTTTCTGTCTTCAACGAACTTTGTGATCTCTTCAGATAACTTCTCGTTCATCATAGTGTCAATCGCTTCGATCATGTTTGCTTTGTCATGCTCGTATCTTTTAGCGAACTCTTCTCTCAACTCAGCGCCTACAACTTCTTTGTTTTCTTTTATTTTCAAATCCCAAGCCTCTTGGATGCCTTTTTGAACATCTTCCGAGATTGCTCCAGACTCTACTAATTTTGATATTGCGTCTATCATTTTATTTCAGGTCCTTTATTATGTTTGTTAGTGCCTCTTTCAGGAACTTTTGTGCTTTAGGGTCATTTCTAACTTCAGCCGCCAAACCCTTTGCCATGTTACCACCCTTGGTGTTCATTAGGTGTTCGTAAATTGGCGTAGGATAAGCACCCGGTGCCGAAGGTTGGGCTACAACATCAACTGTGATGATCTCAAAGTCTGAAACTTCGCCGCTTCCGTATTCGTTCATGTTTCCAGAACCTCTACTTGAAACGCCTAACTTCACACCTGACTCCAACATAGTCTTGACAAGTGAGCCCATTGGGGTTGGTAGGATCTTCATCTTACCATATCCATTTGGTCCGTCCATCCACATCTCAGTGATCATGTGAGACACACGGTCCAAATTAATCTTTAAATCGTCTGGGTGATCAACTTCACCTAACACAGAGTATCCAGAGCTGATCTGATCGTTTAGCGTCTTGGTCGCTTTCGCGATCTCTGACACTGGGTAAACTCTCTGATTAGCGTTCTTGATCCCACCTTGAATGCAGATGCCCTTCATGTACAAATCCTTACCGTCTTTTCCCTCGTGTAAGACCTGCACTCTGGCCTGATCAAATGTTAGATTCTCTCTTAGGTATAGTGAACTCATCCGATGTTCTCCTTTAAATCAACAATTACTTAGAAGCAACTGGTGATTTTGCAGATTTGTCTGAGTGATCAGCCGTGTCAGCCTTGCCTTGCTTCTTGTATGAAGTAGACTTGTCTTTTCCGCCTGTGTTCTCAAAATCACCTGCCATTTTCTGTGCAGTTGGAGCCGGTCTTCCTTTTTCGTCTGCTCCGCCTTTAGCGATGTTTTTAGCATCTGCTTTGGCTTCTTTACCGCCTTTTTCTGAAATTGGTGATGATTTGTGATCTGCATGGTCGGCATTGTCCGCTGACTTCTGGATTTTGTATTCTTTTACAGTTTCCTTTGTCGCTTCTTTGCTTTCCATTTCAACTTCTGGAGTTAACTCTGGTGCAACTTCTGGTGCAATAGACTCGTCTTCTTTTTCTTCATCGTCTTTTTTGCCCATCATTGCTTCGAATTCTGCTTTTAGTTCATCTAAAGCGTCTTCCAAGTCAACCACTCTGTCTTCAACATCGCCTTCTGCGTCTTTGTCGGCGTCCATGTCTGCTGGCATTTCTTCGCCGTGGTCCGCATCCATTTCACCTTCTTCTTCGCTTGAGATGTCTTTAACCAATTCGTCAGTTGCGTCGCCGCCCACTTCTTCGATTGATTCTTCTTCGGTAGTTTCTGATTCAGTTGCTTCGTCTTCGATTTCAACAACTTCATCAACTTGCTCGTCTTTAGACTCTTCTGAAGCCTCTTCAACTGCTTCGTCTTTAGATTCGTCAGTAGTTTCTTCTACTTTCTCTTCTTCTGATGCTTCAGTTTCTTTAACTTCTTCGTCTTTTGATTCAGCAGTCACTTCTTCGTCTGCTAGGTTCTCGTAGATATCTCTAGATTTTTCAACTACGATCTCGTGGAATAAAGCCTCTGCTTTATCGTTTTCTTCGTTTATCAGTAACTCTAATAAACTCTCAAATTTATTATTTGACATTTTACACGTGCTCCTTCTAATTAGGTCGATTTGTACTTATAAGTGTTTGTATTTACTGTAAAGC